GCGCGATGAACTAGCTGGGGCGTACTGCGCCAGGATTGTTCTCCGCGACAGATTGCATATCCCACAATGATTTGTGTATCGTCATGGGCTATGGCGGCAACACAGGTGCGGATTCAGAATCGGGTACCCCAGTTCGACCTTCGCCATCGCCTCGGCCTCGCCCTGGAGAAGGAGCGAGTGAGCCGCAGCGAGATGGCAAAGATCCTCGGCACCCATCCCAACACGATCAGGAACTACCTGGTTGGACGCACAGAACCTCCACGGGCGGTGCTGATCAGTTGGGCGTTGCGATGCGACGTGCCCCTCGAGTGGCTCGTCAGCGGGAACCCGGATCCCCCGTCTACCATTTGGTATTCACATCGCCCCAGCGTGAGCATTCTGGAGGTGGCTGTCTGATGTTCGATCCCGACTGGGACTCCAACGACCTGTTCCGACAGCTATGCGAGGAGCGGGCGTTGGCCGACGTGCTCAAACTCACGATCGACAAGGTCAACGAACTACTCACCGCCGAGCGGGCGTTGGCCGACGACCTCGCCAACGTACTCGACTACATCCTCCACGCCGAGAACGGCGAAGGCGAGCGGGTGTTGGCCCGCTGGCGGGAAACGAGAGGCCGATGAGCGACGAAGACGTACTGACACTCGGGCGACTGCTCTACCGCATCATGTGCAGCGAGGACTTCGGTTACATCGGACCGCCGACACCTCGGGCCAGATACCTGACGCTCGACGGCACGATCAGAGACCTCACCGACGACGAGGTCGACGCAATCGATCGGATTCCTCTGCCGTGAGGTGCCGATAACACCGGCATGCCCATCAACGGATTCCTTGCCCATCAACGCATCATCGGCCGTGCCCGGCGCACCATCGAACGTCGGGCCTGGTCGCTCGGCTTGTGGGTCGAACACCTCGACGGGGCGACACCGACAGTCGAACACCTCGAAACGTTCCTAGCCCGCTTCCCCGCCCCACAGTCCCGCTACTCGATTCGTTGCGACATCCACCAGCTCTACCGCTGGCTGCGACGCAGCTACCCCGACATGATCGACCCGACCGAACAGATCGACCCGATCACGGTGCCGCGGCGGGCGGCGTCACCGATCCACACAGACGACGTCCGCCGCCTGCTCGCCGAGTTGGACGGGGCTGACCGTCTCATCGTCCTGCTGGCCGCTCACGCCGGCCTACGGGTGTCGGAGATCGCCCGTATCCGGGGCGAAGACGTCGACCTCGAGCGACGCTGGCTGACAGTGTTGGGTAAGGGCGGCCATCTCGACGTCGTGCCGATCTCGGCGACGTTGGCCGCCGAGCTGGCCCGTCATCCCCGGCAGGGTCGTCTGTTCACGTTCCGCAACGGGCAGGCTGTGTCGGCCCGCATCCGTCGCCTGTTCCGTGCCCATGGGGTCGTCGGTCGGCCGCATGATCTGCGGCATTCGTTCGGGACTGAGGCGGCTGAGGTGTGTAACGGCAACGTCGTCAAGGTTCAACAGTTGATGCGGCACGCCGAGGTGGCGACGACGATGCGCTATGTGCGTCCCAGCGGTGAGCTGCACAGCGTTGTCGACCGGCTTTACGGAGACGCAGCCTGACACCCGTCCGGTATGATCGGTGGCCCGCACCGCCACAAGTAACGGTGCGGGCCAGCCCACACGAACGTAGGAGGTTCGCAATGAGCAAAGTCCAAAGTACCCCGCTGGCACCGCCGGCAACGGCGCCGCCGCAAGAGCACGTGTCCCGGCTTGACGAGCAGGGTGGCGGTGTGACCATCATCGTGTTCCTGATGGGCATCGTCGCCTGGGGTTTCGCGTTGGTCGCGATCACCACCGCTGACGAGGCACGTGTCCCGGCGCAGAACTATGCGTTGGGGATCGCTGCGACGATCGTCGGGGCGACGTTGATCCTGGCCGCGACGATCTACGACAGCAGGCGGCGGGATGACTGACGAGGAGCGTGATGCGACGATCAACACGTTGGTCGATGCGATTGCCGCGACGAACCGTAACGTCAACTTGTTGACGGCCGACGTTGCCGGTCTGACCAGGGTGATGCGTCTACATCTGGTGCAGGATCACGGCTACGAGGATCCCGACGACGAGGAGTGATCGTCGTCGTCGCTGCGGTCTCGGCCGAACGTCGCGGCGATCTGGTCCCAGGAGATGACCCCCATCAGCAGCAGCGACGAGACGGTGATGCCGATCTGTACGGCGTCGACGGTCAGGCTGTAGATGAGCAGGTATACGCCGATAACGAACATCGCGGCTCGACGAATCCAGCTCACGGCCTACAGCAACCAGATCAACAAGAGGATCACGGCGATGATCAGGGCGACGACGGCGATCGTGCGGGTCTGCATGTCACAGAACCAACCAACCCAACGCGGCGCTGGCGACGGCGGCCGAGAGGAGCCAGCCGGCGTGGCCGGCTGAGGTGGGGCGGTAGTGGGCGAGTGCGGAGATGATGGCGAGGATGACGGCGATGAGGAAACACACATCCGCCAAGTTGGCGTTGCCGGACCAGATGCCGTCATCGACTGCGAGCATGTTCATGGTTGCGGGAATCTTTCTTTGAAGGTTTGGAACGGGTCGGGTGCCGGCGGCCACGGGCCACGGGACTGCCAGCGGACCGGGTGCTCGCCGAGGCGGTCGGCGCGGCCTTCGTCGGCGAGCTCGTGCAACGCCGTGGCGATGGTGGTGGTGTCGGCTCCGACCATGCCGGCGAGTTGGTGGACGGTGAGCAGTCGGTGCTCTCGGCGCAGCACGGCGTCGACGGCTTCGGTCAGCGTCATGGCACCTTCACGCTGTATGAACGCGTCTTGAGGGGGACTTCGAGGTTGTCGCCGTTGAATTGGAGGATGTCGAGGGTGACCATCGTTGGGCCGATGTGTGCAGCGGTGACGTCCTTGGGTGTGAAGTTGAGTGCCTCGATGGCCCGAATGAGGCGAACGAGCGTGATCTCGTCGAGAGATTCCTGGGTGTGAATCTCGCCCCAGACGCTCGGGTAGCGGTAGGCGCCGCCGCCGTGGATGGTGCGAGTCGCGTTCATGGGACGACGATCGGGACGGTGCCCTTGTAGGCGGCGACGACAGGTTCGGCTCCGACGTTTAGGGCGACGACCGGGTCGAAGCTGCCGGCGACACGGATGCCAGGGTCAGGGGGTAGGAGTTCGGTCATCGTGTAGTCGTCCCAGATGACAGTGGTGCCGCCGGTCGTGCCGTTGTACAGGCCGACGTACATCCGGCCGGCCGACAGATACGTCGAGTCGAGCACGTCGATGTCCCACGTCGACGGTTCCGGGTCGCCGTCGGGCCACCACTTGAGGCGGTGCCGGTCCTGTTTGACGCGTAGCCGCCACTGGTAGGCGGCGCCGTCTTGGATGGCGGCGGCGTGGATGTAGGCGATCGCGTCGTGGGATGGGAGTTTGCCGATTCCGAAGTTGCCGGCCGTGTGTTCGATCTGGATTTCGTAGCCGATCGACGGGACACCGCTGGTGATGTTGTTGCCGATGCGGTAGCCGATCGCCGAGAAGTCATGCTCGCCGAGGTCGGGGCGTTGCAGCTTGAACGTCAGGTCGAACCCGGTGACTTCGGGGACCGTGAACGCGGCGATGAACGTGCCGCCGTCGGCGGCGACCATCTGGCCGGCGTTGGCTTGGATCGTCGGCTGCGGTGACGGGGCGCCCAGGACGAACAGTTCGCGGATCGTCGGCCAGACAGTCGGGTTCCACGGGTCGCCGTTGGTGTCGGTGAACGTGTCGGAGATGACGATCGGGTCGGTCACGGCGGGTCCAACGGGTCGAGACCGTTCCATCCTTGCGGGATGGTGCCGGTGATCGTGGTCGGCTGGCCGTCTTCGTCGAGCACGGCTGTGTGGACGTTGGACCACGTCGTCGTGATGTCCCAGATGTCGGAGCCGAACGTCAACGGGCCGATGATCCATGAGTCGTCTTCGAAGTAGAGGTTTCGGATGTCGCCGCCGACGTAGTAATAGAAGCAGTAGCCGGCGCCGCCCAAGATGAGGCCGTCGATGTCGAACGGTCGGCCATGACCGGCACCGGAGATCATGCATGACGTGCCGGCACAGTCACCGGCCTGGTCGATCGAACGGATCCGTGAGTTGCGGATGCGGCACGGGACGCCGCCGCCGGGGAGGCCGGAGTCGGAGCATTGCCAGCCGTCGCCGTGGTAGTCGAAGTCGCATGGCGTCGGCCCAGTGATGCGCACATAGGAGTCGTAGATGCGGACGGTGTAGCCGAGCGGGTCGTCGGGGTCTAACAGGTCGGCGCCGACTTGGAGTGAGCCGCCGGTGCGGACGCCTTCGTTGACGTCGAGGATGCTCGAGCGGCGCATCGTGAATCCGGCCTCGCCGATCGCAGACGAGTTGACGATGCCGACACCGGGCGGGGTGTAACGAATCGTCGAGTCTTCGAACAGCATGCCGTTGGCGATGTGGTTGGCGTATTCGTTGAACACGTAGGCGCCGACGACTTCGCAGCGTCTGAACGTGACGTGTGGGGCGCGGACGATGACTCCGGTGTCGACCCAACGGACGTCTTCGTAGACGGCGCCTTCCTCGAAGATGTACATGTACTGCTCGGGTTCCGAGATGACCTCGGACGGTTCCCAACCTGGGATGGCGTCGACGCCGACGGTGGTGTCGGTGGGGAACCCGAGCAGCGGTGTCACGGTCCCGGTCAACCCGTCGGCCCAGCCGCCGGCAACCCGGTACTGGACCTTGGGGCTCTCGATGTAGGTGGGGCTCATGGTGCGATCACGAAGTAGACGACCGAGCTGTCGGGGGTTTCGATCGCGTCGTATTCGGTTGTCGTCCCTTGCCACAGTCCGGTGACCCCGTTGAGTCCTGTCACCACATCGGGGGTGGAGCGCAGGACGAGGTCGCCGACGACGGCGCCGATCGGGTTGGGCAGGTCGAACGGGTCGGGTATCCAGAAGACGACGTCCGAGTCGGGGCGGGTGTCGGCTTCGTCGGTGTAGGTGAACACGGCGACGGTGGTCGCACCCCCGGCCACACCGGGCGGTCCCGGCGGGCCGGGGGGACCCGGCACCGGGACAACGACGGTGTCGGACGGTTCAACGGTCGGTGACAGGTCAGTCCAGTCCCACGGCCCCGGGGCGGGTAGCGAGATGGTGACGACTTCACGTATCCCGGTGCGGGTCACCCTGTACACCAACGGGCCGTCGACGTTGGCGGTTAGTTCCGGGTCGTCGGTGGCCCTGAGGTGGACGGTGAACGCCCCGGCGAGGACGGGGACGGAGACGGGGCCGGGGACGATCGTCTCAGGGATCGACGTGTCGGGGACGTTGCCGGGGACGAGCTCGAACGTGATGCGGCCACCCGCCAACGCCGGGGATTCGTCAGGGTTGGCGAACCGGCCTGTCAGTGTGACGAGTGTGGCGACCATGACATCCCTTTAGGTGATCGGTGGGCCGGAGTTGTCGGTGGCGACGGCACCGGTGAGGGTGAGTGTGTGGCCGTTGCCGGAGTTGTCCGTCGTCGACGCACCGGAGGCGAACGTCCAGTTGGCCCACAGGTTCGCCGTCTTCACCGGTGCATAGGTGGACACCTCGGCGTTGATCTCTGCTTGCGTCAGGGCCGTCGTCCAGGCTTTGACGGCGGCGATCGACACCGGGCCACGGGAGCCGAACTTGTTGGTGGCGAGGCGGAACGCCCACGTGTCGGCGATCGTCGGGTCGACCGCCGAATAGGTGAGTTCGGTCGGTGTGCCGGCGCCGGCGACCATGTAGTAGTTGCGGTCGTTGGTCCCCGAGATCCATGTCATCGCAGCGAAGTACCAGACGTTGATCGCCATCGCCACAAAGTTCTGGCCGGACACGCTGGTGTCACGTTTCAACGTCGTCCCACCGGAGTCCATGACGATCTGGATGTAGCCGCCGGAGGCGTGGTCGATGGCGAGGAACGGGACGTCGCCGAGGACCGAGGCGAGTTTGAACCAGCCGCAGACCGTCCAGTTGCCGGCACCCAGCCCGACGGCCAACACGTCGTAGCCTTGTGCCCCGGCGTTCGTCCATCGCGCCGCCGACGACACGGACGGGACGAGGATGACGACCATGGCGATCCAGTCGGTTGTCGCCCCGATCGTGTTGCCGTAGTTCTGTGCCGTCGTGCCGGTGGCAATCTTGTATTGGCCGTTGGCCTGGACTCGGGTGGTGTCGGTGCCACCCGACGCGTTCGACAGGCTGACCATCGTCGACCATGTTCCGTCGGTCGTGTCGGAGTCGGCGGTCGCCGCGTTCTGGGTTTCGGCGCAGACGAGGCCGACGACGAGGTCGCCGGAGGCGACGGTGCTCGAGCTGCCTGATGCGGCTGCGGTGCCGGCTGACCCGGATGCCGACGTCGGTAGTGAGCGTGCTGTTGCCGAGCAGCCGGTGAACGACTCGGCGTAGGCGGCCCGGGCGGCTTCGGTGACGGACTGGGTGATCGTGATCGTCCCGCCGGACGAGACTGCGTTGGTTGCTTTGGAGACCATGATCGCCCCGGCGACACCGGCTGTCGACGCGCCGACCGCTTTCTGCACCAGCGTCGAGTAGATGTTGGAGCCGGAGTCGGCGCAGGTGAACGTCGGTGTCGTTGCCGAGGCGTTGTCGGAGGCGATGCGGACGACGACGAGGTCGCCGACGGCGATCGCCGCAGTCGTCGTGATCACCGTCGTCGTCGCCGTCGTCGTCGCCACCTGAGTCCCCAACGCCGTCTTAAACGCCACCGCCGCAGTCGGCGTCGACAGGACCGGGACTCCGAGATGACGCGTCATGTCTTAAGTTGCGCTCGCATCGCCCGTTGCGACCCAGACATCTGTCGCCGTCTTGATGATCGTCATCACCGAGTACTGGGTGCGGGACTTGGCTGTCGCCATCGCCTTGCTGATCGTCGGCGGGCCGGCCCCGGTCACGGTGAACTGTCCGGCGGCCAACTGGATCAGGTCGATGCTGGTGCCGATCGGGAAGGCGACGGATGCGTTGGTCGGCACGGTGAGCGTGATCGCTGCGGCGTTGGACAGGGTGACGATCTTGCCGGCATCGGTCAACACCAACGTGTACGACGTGCCGGTTTGGGCGTTGATCGCCTGCGACAACGGCTGATATGCCCCGGCGACACCGGCGGCGGTGACGGCTCGTGTCGTGTCGGTGCCGGTGAGCACCTCGGCGGCGGTGGCCAGCTCGACGACACCGGTCGCCGTATCGGAGGCTGCGCCGACGGCGATCGTCCTGTTCGCCGACAGGTCCGCCGACGTCGTGCCTGCGATCGTCAACGGTGTCGTCGCCGTGATCGTGTACCCCGTCTTGACCCTGTCGGCGAGACCGGCGGGGGTGACGGCGCGCACCGTGTCGGTCTGTGCCGTCGCCTCGGCGGTTGTCGCCAACTCGACGAGACCGGAGACGGTCGCCGACGCCGTCGGCAACGTCGTCCAGTTGACGGCGTAGTCGGTCGACGTGACCTTCGACAACACTTGGTCGGTGGTGCCGCCGCGGGGGATGCCGACCTGCGCCGGTGGGATCGACTGCAACTCGACACGGCCGGCGCCGATCGTCCCGGCACCCGCGGCGTAGGCGACGGTCATCGTGTGATAGGTGCCCGAGTCGACGGTCGAGGCGGTGACGTTGTACAGCACCCACTTCGACGAGTCGTCATAGTCCTGGACGTAAACCTGGTAGCCGGCTTTCATCCGCTCGAGGCCGGTCGTGACGTCCAATCCGTCGAGGTCGGTGTCGAACACCCATATCGTCGTCGCTGACGCCCAGGCGGCGTTGTTGATGCGCAGCTGGTTGGCGACGGGTGGCGCCGTCGTCGTCGTGTTGTAGGTGAAGCTGGCGTGACCGGCGAGGTTGCCGCCCGCAGGCCCTTGCGGACCCGTCGCCCCGGTGACCCCTTGGATGCCTTGGATGCCTTGGTCGCCCTGCACGCCTTGGATGCCTTGCGGACCCGGGACAGTCGAGTCGGCACCGTCGACACCGTCTGCGCCGTCGGCCCCGGTCGCCCCGGTGACCCCTTGGATCCCCTGCACGCCTTGGATGCCTTGCACCCCTTGGGGGCCTTCGACGCCTTCGGGGCCTTGGATCGAGCCGACGTTGATCCACGCCGCACCGGTCCACACGATGCCGTCACCGGCCTGAGCGTCGGCGCCGCCGTCACGGTCAGGGGCCGCGGTCGGCACCGGCGTGCCCAACACCCACAGGTCGTTCACGGCTGGCGACGCAGGCAACGCCGTCGCCGCCCCCGACAACACACCCTTCACTGTGACGCTCGTCCCCGCCGCACCGTCCGCGCCGTCCGCACCAGGTGCCCCGTCGGCGCCGGCTGGACCATCCGCGCCCGGTTCGCCCTGCGGGCCGGCAGGGCCGGCGAGGTACGGCACACCGGTCGTCGCCGTCACCGGCGTCACCTCGGCAAGATCGATCGTCTCACCGGCGGGAGCGGACATGTCGAAGCTGTAAGCCGAGATGCCGCCGAGACGGACCCGGACAAGATACGTCCAATCCTGCGGGTTCAGGTCGGCGTCGTCTGTGGCCATCAACGCCACGCTGAACGCTCCGGCAGCGTCCAAGGGGACGACTTGGGGGACGGCGGGGATCGTCACCGGCGTTGTGGCGGTGGCGTCGAGCATCCGTGGAGGTTGGGGGACGAACTCCACGGTGCCCGACGGCACCGACCCGTCAGAGTTGACGAACGCGCCGACGACGGTGCACGTCGCGACGTTGGCCGGCAGCGACATCAGGTCAACGTCCTCGAGGCGTAGCCCCACACCTCTTCGGCAACCGAGTTCTTGGCGTCACCCGCCCTCGTCTGGCGGTCGGCGTTCGCCGCCGCACCACGAATGTAACCCATCAAAGTCTCAGCCGGCACCGGCTTGTTCACAGTCGGATCGGTGATCATCCGACGCCACACCGCTTCAGCGGTGCGGTTGACCAGTTCGGTCATCTGTTCCTCGGTCAAGTCGTCCTCCTCAGGTTCGGCCGGCTTGGGTGGGATCGTCACGTTGATCCATCGGCGCACCGCCTCGGCACGGACGTCGTCACAGTTCCACGTCCCCGAGTTGGTCGACGGCCGTGGCTGCCACGGACCGAACACCTCGGACGCTTTGGCCGGGTCGATCTTGCGGCTAGGGGCGTACAGGGCGTGGGTGAACAGGTCGGACGGGATGTTTCCAAATTTGAAATTGAGTTCGTTCGACGCTTTGAAGTAGGCGTCGACCTGTACCCGCGGCCACGGCTGCCCGGTGCCGTTGTTCGCCGCTTCGATCGCCCACGTCGTCGTATTCCCCTTGTCGACCGGCACCGTCCCCCGATGCAGAGTGACAGGGCCACCCTTGCCGGCCGTGTTCGCCGCACCCGCAGCGATCATGTAGACGACGCCGTCCGGCCAGAGAAGCATGTTGCCGATCGGTGCGGCGTCGGACCCTTCAGTCATCCAATTCAGGTTCGCTTCCAAGTTCATGTTGCCGGCGGTGTGATGCCACTGGATGCCGATCGGGCGTGCAGCGAACCCTCCGGACGACCGGGCACGGGTCTGCCAGCCGTCGACCTCGACGACCGTCAACCCGGCTTCTCGCAGCCACTGGGCGGCCTGCGTGTAGTAGATGCCTTCGGTCATGGTTCGGCTTCGATGCGGGCACGGACGAAGATGATGTCGTCGAGCAGGTCGTCGAGGCGTAGTTGGCCGCGGTCGTCGAGGGCGTCGCGGCGTTGAGCGAACCAGTGGGCGCGTTGATCTATCTCGTCGAGTAGTTCGACCCGGCCGCCGACGAGTCGTAACGCGTCGGCGGCCAGGTCCAACAGGGCGAGTCGGCGTAGCAGGTTGACGAGTAGGACGGCGACGGTGTCGTCACGGTCCCAGGCGTCTTCTGGTTCTGCGTCGCCGAACACGTCGGTCATGCTGATGGTTCTCCGTCCGGGTCTGGTTCGTCGGGATCTGGGTCCTCGGGTGTGAAGTTCATGCGCCACCCCCTTCCAAAACGTCGATGCGGGCTGACAATGTTTGAACGGCGCCGACCAACAAGGCGATCAGCTTGCCGGTGTCGAGCTGCTGCGGGTCGATGTCGCCGTCGGCCCGGACGGCGTCCTTGGCGCCGGTCACGGCGTAAGGGACGACGGCTTGTACTTCGTGGGCGATGAACCCGTCGAACTCGGTTTGATCCGCTTTCCACCGCAGATGTTTCGGTTGCAGCTCGAGGATCCGGTCCAATGGGGCGTCGATCGGACCCAACTCGTCCTTGAGCCGGTAGTCGGATGTTTCGTTGTAGGCGACACCCGGCCCTGCGGTGATCGTGATCGAACCGACCTGGTCGGCTGTGCCGGCACGGTCGAACCGGACATACAGGCCGCCGGCGGCGGCGGCCTGGGTGCCGGTGCGCTGCAACACCAAGTTGGGTAGGGCGGTCGGGGTGGCACCGGTGGTGACGGTCGAGATGATCGCCCCGTCGGGACGCATCCGGGAACCGTCGGTCGACGGGCCCGGTGTCGCCCCGACAGACAGGCCGCCGGTCATCGTGTCGCCGGCGATCGCGACACAGTCGTCACGGACGTCGTCGACATAATCCTTGCGGGTCGCATGGTTCGCCGCGGTCGGCAACGTGTCGGTGATGGCGACCTGGCCGTTGGCGGTGACGAGTCCGGCGACCGTCAACGTCGACGCCGACGGCGTGCCCGAGGTGATCGTCACCGGGCCGGCCAACGTCTGCGCCGCCGTCTTCTTGACGACGTTGCCGTTCAGTTCGGTGGCGACGGCGTTACCCCACGTCGTACGAACCAGTTCGTTGTTGGAGACGCCGGGAATCGTGGCCATAAATGTTCTCCTAGACGCCTTCGGACCAGCGGGTGATGAACGTGCCGACGGCGGGTTCGGTTGGCTGCCACTGGGCGGTGACGGCGGTGCCGTCGGACCAGCGGCCGTCGTTGGCGCCGACCTGGAACGGTTTGGCGTTGTCCAATGAGAGACGGGCCGACCAGCCTTCCGGGGTCAACGTGTGTTCGACGCCGACGACCATCATCGCCTTGTTGATCACGGTGCGCCCGTTGGTGCCGCGATGTTTGCAGTAGACGATCGACGGTTTGAACGGTGACACGGCGGCGAGCACGTCGACGACGGCCGGGTCGGTGCCGGCGTCGAGTGTGACGGCGGCGATGCGCGGCATGTGGGTCGGTGAGCGAACCTCGAGGATGCGGTCACGCAGCGTGACGATGTCGGCGTCCAACCTTGTTTCGAGGTCGGTGCGTTCGAACGTCTCCTCGCCGTAGAGGCGGAACGCTGCGACGTTGGTGGCGGTGAACGGCACCTCGCCCGGTCGGCCCAACACGACTTTGGTGGCGACGTCCTCACGGTTGAACGACAGTTCCCAGTTGACCGGACAGACGGCGGTCGGGTTGCCCTGAATGTCGTTGGAGATCGTCCCGTCGGGTGGTGCGGTCACCGACACGGCCTGCCAGTCCCGGCCACGGAACGCGACACGGCCCTGGACGTCGCCGAACACGGCGCCGCCGACCGAGTCGGCGGCCAGGTCCAACAGATCGACCGCCTGGGCGTCCAACGTCGTCGCCTTCAACTGCACCGACGTCGACGCAACCGAACGGCGTGACGGGAACCAGCCGACAGCATCCAAGATGCGGCCGATGCGGGCCGTCCCGGTTTCGTTCAGGCCGACCCCGGCGGCCAGCTCGCCGAGGAACGGGCGGCCGGCTTCACCTTTGGCGTCGATGCATTCGAACGTGACGAACTCGCCGTCCTCAGGGTCGTAGCCGGGTTCCATCCCGTCGATGAACCCTGCCCACAGATAGTGGGCTGTCGTGCCGTCGACGAGCACACCGATGCGGACCTCCCGGCCCGGTCGCATGGAGAGCAGTTGGTCGGGGTCGCCGAGCGGGTAGTCGGCCCAGCCGTCGGCGTTGTCGACGGTGATTGTCGCGGTGCCGACCTCCCAGGTTTCGTCGGCCCGTTCCCTACCGGAGAACGTCGAGATTTCGCGGACGTGGCAGGAGACGTCGATGTAGAACGGCTGATCCCCAACCCAATGCGACGTCGGTTCGTTGGTACCAACGGTCGGTTCGGTCGGCTGCCAGCGGGTGACCGCGAACCCGGCGACGTCAGGGATGCCGTCGTTGTTGACGTCTTGTTGCCACAGGGCGACGATGCCTTCGGCGTCACGTTCCGAACCGACACCGATCTCGACGATCGGCGTAACCCTCGTCACCGTGGGAATCGTCGCCGTTGCCATCAGCGTCTGCCGTTGACACGTTGATGACGGCGCAGGGCGCGGGCGACGGTGCGTTCGACATCGAAATGGTTGCCGAGCACGCCGGCGTTGATCGTCACGTTGATCGCACCCGACGCCGACGGGGCGACGAACGGAGTCTGGGTGACGTTGGAGATCGACGTCGACGACGGACCCGTCAGCGGCGTCACCTCGGCAGTCGTCATTGGGGTGACGGCGAGACCGGCTGGTCCGGGACCGGCGCTAGCGCCGGAGGTGGTGGCGCCGTGGACCTGGGTGTAGATGTGGGCGGTGCGGCCTACGCCGCCAGGGTTGGCGGCCTCGTCGAGAATGTTGCGGGCGTCGATGACGTGGGCGATGGCGATGATGTCGGCGGTACGGTCACGCGACACGCCTTGTGCGCCGGTGCCGAGTAGGAATGCCGCTTCGGCGACTTGGGCGATCGCTTTGATCGTGGCGAAGCGAGGTTGAGAGATGAAGTCGAGTAGGTCGTCGGCGGCGGCCGCTGTGTCGGGATCTGCCGTGACCGTCGCAGTGCGAGGCTCGGCCACCGTGTCGACGGCTTCGCCGGTCTCGGCCGCTGTGCCGTTGTCGCTGACGGCGATGTCGACGGCGATCGGCTCCTGACCGACGGAGATCAGGAAGTCGTTGATCAGCCCCAGCGCCGTCGCCGGGTCGCCGTCGTTAATCGCCATCTGGATGTCAAACGCGGTCGACGCCGGGATGCCTTGGATACCCGAGGTGATCGTGGCGAGGGCGTTGAGTACCTGTTCCTCATGGGCGATAGCGATCGTCGCTTCGACCTGGGTGTCGTCGAGGATGCCCAGCTCGGTGAGGATCTGGTTGATCACGTCGCTCGATGTGATGCCGGCTTCGGTCAGCGAGTCGGTAATTGCTTGACGCGTGTTGTCGGCCCACTGCAGCGCTTCGGGTGAGCCGCCACGCTCGAACGCCTGAGCCATCTCCGACTGGACCTGATCGCGCATCCCGCCGATGGCGTCGACCACACCGGCCAACTCCTCGGGCATGTTGAGCACTTCGTCCCAGGTGTCCGGGACGATGTCGATGTCGCCGAGGTTGATCGCCTCGAGGTCGGAGTCGGCCAGTTCGTCGACGGCTCCGGCGAGGCCGTGCATCGCGTCGGCGAAGTCGATCACCTCCGACGTCGCCTGCAACTGCGACGCCTGGTTGATTCGGGCGAAGGCATCGGTGATGCCCTCGGCCCTAGATGCGGATGTGGCCAGTTCGGCGTTGAACTCGCGCACCGACTCGGCCGCAGCATCGAGGCCGGCGGCCTGGTCGGTGATGATCTGCAGGATCTCGCCGGGCTCCTTGCCGGTCATCTCGGCCAGCACGTTGATTCCCTCGGTGAACGCGTCGACGTCGCCGACGCCGTCACGAAAGTCCGTGATCAACGCATCCCACTGGCCGGGGAGGACCGTCAACGGATCCTGCATGCCGTGCAACGCCTCGGTCAGTTCCTGCGTCGTCAACGTCATCCGGTCATGCTCGGCAACCAGCTCCTTAGTTGCTTCGACCTGGGCGTTGACGTTGTTGACAAACTGGTCGTGTTGCCGGTTGTACCTGTCGGCGGCACGGGCGGCGGCGTCGTACGAGTCGGCAGTGTCGTCCAACGTCCGGTTCAGTTCGACGGCGACCTCGATCTCCGACGGTTCGACAATGCCTTGATCGGCTAGACGTTGACGGGCCGCAGCGATCTGCGCCAACCCCTGATCGGTCAGCTTCAACGTTTCGAGATAACGCTTAGCCGCCTCGTTGATGTCGGTGTCCTTGGCCGCCTGACCGATCTGGCCATACAACACGATCTGCTCTTCGAGAGCATCGATCTGGTCACCGGACAACGACGTGTTGTCGACGAGGATCTGACGGATCAGATTCCAGTTGGTGCCGGCCTGCCCGACCGCTTCGGCGACGCCGACTGCGTCGGCTTGACTCAGGTGCAGGTTGGTCCGGATCGACTCGACGAGAAGGTTGAAACCTGCCAAGTCACCCTTCTCACCGAACCCGGCGATGATGTCACCGACGTCGGTGAACTCGATACCCAACTGGTTCGCAGCCGACAGGACGTCATTGATCTTCTCGTCGGTAAGCGACAATGCGTTGATCAGTTTGTCGCCGAAGTCGCCCACCTCAGCCTGAGCGGCCAGCGACTCGTTGACCTGCTCGACGGTTCCGTCGACCTCGATCAGAGACTTGGCGACAGCGTCGGTCTGACGTTGCACCTCGGCCTGAGCCTTCTTGTAACCCTCCCACAACTTGGTGCCGGCGACGAGGGCGACGCCCAGCCCTGCAGTTGCCGCAGCGGCAGGAGCGAACTCGCCGGCCAACTGGCCGATGCTCTTGCCGGCGTTGGCGGCGTCGAGCCGGGCATCGGCGAAGTACTCGGAGAGCTGGCCGACCGCCACACCGGCCGAACCGGCGATCCCACCCAACTGAAATATGTCCTGGCCGGCGTTGCCGACGACGTTCGCGAGCGCACTCTTCGCACCACCAGCCGAACCCTTGAGACCATCCATCTGGCCTCTCGCGGTTTGGATCTTGCCGGTCATTCCGCCTAGTCCGTCACCAACCTGCTTAAGGCGGATGTCATCGACTTCTTTCAACGTCAACGCGAACTTGTCGGCGTCAGCAGTGATGTCGGTGAACTCGACACCCAACTTGTTGAGATCGAGCACCACCTCGTCGAGGTCCATCTTGGCGGTCAGTTCGGGGCCGAGCGCCTGCCCCAACTTGTTGGCGGCTTCGGCGGCGTCCCGCAGCTCGGTGTCGAACGCCTGCGCCATCGTGATGATCGCCGCCCGCGCCTTGTCCCCCGCCGACGCCGTGTCCTCGAGCCCTTTGGCTGCATCCTTGCCGGCCTTCTGCGCCGCCCTCGAAAAATCTTTCAGTCCGCGTATGCCGTCGGAGGCGTCGACGTTGACTTCGAAATTGACGTCCTTGCCTGCCATCAGCGAGCCCCCAACGCGTCGGCGTAGACGTCTTCGACGACGTCATCCATCGCCCTGATCGCCGCCGCCTCACCCCGGGTATAGGCGCCAGTACCGGCGAACCCGGGATGGTCGACGTGAGCCCAGAACGTCTCGGAGCCGGCCCGCAACGCCTTGCCTTTGCGTGGCCGGATCGGGTGCGGCTTGGCGCCCCAGGTGAGCATCACCCAGAACCCGACCGGCGACGCCTGGAACTCGACTGTCGCCTGATCGCCGGCCGTCGAGATCTTCTTCGCCTTGAACTTGAGTGGATACCCGGCGAAATGGCTGACACCGGCACCGGCTTTGAACGCCTTCACCCCGACCTTGGCGACGTCGCGGGCTACCTTGCGGGTCGCCTGCTGCATGTCGCGCACCGTCTTGTCGATCAGCGCATCGACATCGGGCCCTTTGCGTTCGAACGTGACTCGCACATCAGGCCGCGACTTCTGTGCCCCAAGCAATCGACGGTTTCTGCGAGCACGGCAGCGACACCGTCGCCGTCAGGTTCTCTCGGGCCGGCCCGCCGAACGAACCGGCGATGAGTCGGCAGCGGCCGATCGCCTGCGGTGCGGAACCACCGTTGAGGCCGAGCAGGAAATACGCCTCAAGAGTGTCGTTGGTGAACAGATACTCCGACAGACCGTTGAGGATGATCGGATCCTGCAGGAACTCGGCGTCCAACGAGTACGACGTGACGCCGGGTTGTGGCGTGACGACCGACGGACTGCAAAAGGTGGCCGGTGTAGTCACGTCATTTGCGTTGGGTGACGCATTTAGGGCGGCTGACGTCACTTGACAAAGCCAGTGTGCGGCAGCAGCTTCATAATCGCCTATGACTGCAGTAGCCGCTGTCGCACCACCCGGCGCGTTCCACGCAGTCGAATAACCGACCTCGCCGGTATCGACGAGGGCGAGAGCGAACTCGCCCTCCTCGATCGTGAATATCCTCGCGGCCACCATGTTGACTCCTTAGACGGTTATCGGGACGGGTTCGGGTGGTACGGCGACCACGGTGGGTGTAGGGATGCAGAACGTGCGGGCGGTGATCGTCGCCGCGACATCGACGACGGCGCCCCGCAGTACTTGGGCGGTGTCGACGAACACGTCGCCCGGTTCGACGTGACGGGCGTTCATCGACGGGGTTGCTTCGATGATGTCGACGACCTGGGCGACGAGATCATCCAACAGGGCGCATTGGGAGTGGGTGGCGCCGTCGACAACCAAGTGCAACGGGAACACCGCCACCCACACATTGGTTGACGTGCCGACCGTCTCCGGGTCCAACGCCGGTGTGTCGATCCACGCCAACGGGGCGAGACCCCGTTGTACTTTCGTCGGCGGAAACGCGTTGACCCGTCCCGGCAACACGGTGGCGACCGCATCAGCGATCGACTGACGGGCCAACGCGAGACGATTCGTCATCCGACGCCCCAGCGTTGTTTGAACGGCAACAGCTGCGGACGGATCTCAGCCAACGGATCGGCGAACCCGGACAGGATCGTCGTGCCCTCCAACTGGGATGTCGGCGTGTCCAAGTACAGCCGGATCGTCACATGCTCGAGCGACCATTGGATCAGCGGATGCGGCGGCGGCCCCGTCAACATGTCGCAGCGGTCGAGCTCGACGTCGATGAGATGTGCCGCCGCCGGAATCAACGCACCTAAACGGTCCTCGTCGACGTCGCCGATCTGCAGGCGCAACTTGCCGCGGACACCCTCGAGAGTGTCGGCGACGTCGTACCACGGCGACAACGACAAAGGCGTAACCATCTACGCCTTGCCCTTCGGCTTCGACGTCGAACGTCGTGCCGGTTTCGATTTGTCCTCGGGTGGGGTCTCGGACATCTTCTTCTCTGCGCTTGGGGTGGTAGGCGCCTGAGTGGCCCGCGCTGCGGCCATCAGGCTTACGCTGGGGGGGTTAACGGCGCGAGACCGACAGCCTCCACTGCGTTGTAAGCGATGTATCCGCCGTAGGCGACCTGCACACCGAGCAGCGACGGCTCAACCGCGGACAGGACACCGATCACCTCTTCGTACACTTCGTACGCTTCGGCGACACCGACGATGCAGGTGCCGGCGGTGAACGACGGCACGACGACACGGGGAACGGCGAACATGTTGCCGCCGAATCCGGCAGCCCCCTGGGACGAGACGAGTTCGGCGATCATCGACCCGGCCGTCACCAGCGCCGAGTCGACCAGCGGACCGACCTTGACCCAGACGTCCGGCGCCATCCAGATGCGGTTCGGCATCCGTGCCGGCGTCGTCGCCGCATACACCTGCGCAGCCGCCGTGTAGATCGCCGTCGCCCAGTTGGCCAACGTGTTCGTCCCGACGGCGATCGGGGTCGCCGTTGCTTTGGCGACGAAGTCATCGGCGACAGTGTTCTCGACGTCCTCGGCGTAGACGGCGGCGAGATCGGAGAGCAGGATGTCCCACGCCGACGGCACCGTCCAGTCGATGTCCTGACGCGAAATATCTATCGTGCCGCCCCTCGTCTTCTTGGTGAAGGTGACCGACGAGATCGTCATTTTCTGACTGGTCAGCTCAGTTTTTTCGGTCGCCTGAGTGCCCGACGTGGCGTGCTGGGTGATCTTCGGACGGGTGAACGTCGCCCCGGGGATGCCACCCATCGGCTTGGCGCCGCCGATCGACGAGATGAACGGCTGCACCGCCATCTTCGCCTGCAGGACGTCGCCGACGATCGGGGTCGGCAGGATCCCCGCCGTGTCCGACGAAATCTGGTTGGCGACCGTACGGGACAGCATCTGCATCCGTTCGATCGCGTTGGCGTCGGGGGCGAGCACCGAGTTCGAGTAGTCACGCATCCCGCCACGGGCCCGCAAGTGGTCGACGATGAACTCGCCGGCCGACCGGTACACCGTCTCGGACTGCGGCGGCGGCGGTGCGGCGCTGTCACCGTTGTCACGTGCCGGTGTCGCCCGGTGCAGCACGCTGTGCGCGTCGGTCGACTCGAGACGCATCTTCTCCAGGTCGACCTGCGCCCGGATCAACTGTTCGAGTTCGCCGAAGCGATCTTTCATCCGTGACAGCGAGCCGTTCTCGAGGTCGGACGGATCACGGCCGTCGGCCTCGATGTTGGCAAGCGTGCGGTCGATGTCGTCGTTGACCTGTTCGCGTTCTGCGGCCAGCCGCTCGAGCACCTTGTTCATACACCCTCCAAGCGATTGCGGTTGTCGCTCGCCGGGGTGTCGGCCTCGTCGGGGTGCCCACGATTGTGGGGGTGTCGACCGTGCCGGGGTGTCGGCCTCTGTACTGGCGCAGGCTAGTCGCCCGCACCCCGGAGTTACAAGAGTGTAGTTACACGCCCCTACGGGCTTTGCAAAGAGGTCTCAGGCGATGCCGAGGTCCCTCAACGCGTCGTCCAACGCGACGTCACGGACCGGTCGCAGCGCCGCCAGCTTCGGCGGCATCATCAACCGTTCGTCACCACGGGACCGCAACGCCTCGACGACCGCCCCCGCATACGCCGGCTGACGACACAGGGCGACCCTGTCCAGATGACACGCCGTCCTGACGACGACGTCACCGTCACGCCGACCCGGACCCATCACAAGGGCCCGCACCGACATCCCGGACAACACGCCGGCACGGATCAACTCCAACGCCTGATCCCCCGGCGCACCCACAGCCGAGAACGTGCCGTGCAACCCGTCGTCGCGCTCGACCAGCTCGACCGCATGCCCGACAACGTCCAAGATGCCTTCCCGGTGTTCGAAGTCCAAGATGACCCGTTGCGCCGACGTCGTCGCCCGCCGGAACGCCCCTTTGGCGAACATCTCCTGGAACGGACCCTGCCCGTCGTCCACCGTGGCAACCTCGCCGTACGGCACGCAACGCCCGACGATCGTCCGACCATCCCCCTCGGACATCTCGACCGGGAACGACCTGACGACGATCTCCCGCGACGTGTTCATTGCAACACTCCCGCCGTCAACGTCTCGGTCGGCGCCGAATTCGTGAAACGTTCCATCTCACGCCACTCCTCCCTGGAGATGACCCCGCTCGTAAACAGGATCGCGTTCGTCTGCGCCCGCTCCAACGGGTCAGGCTTGATGTACTCGTCCTGATTCAGCTCGACATGCGTCCCACGCGGCAACGCCCACTGCGACAGGGCACCCATCACGCGGGCAACCTTCGTCTTCAGGCCGGCCTGCCAATGCTGGATGCGGATCATCGTCGCCGTGTTGTACGTCAACGAATCCTGCCCCGACGGCAGGCCGAGCAGCGGCGGCGGAATCTGCAACAGGACCGCCAGCCGTGCCTCCTCGTAGCGGGCGAGGTCCAACCACGCCATCTTCTCCGGGTCGATCGACAACGTCTTCAACTCGATGCCACCCGACAACACACCCGGGAGTCCCATCGCCGCAATCCGCCGGTCGACCCACTGCCACTGCAACGCAGCCGCCTGCTCCGCCGTCAACTCGTCACCGTGGACGAGTACGGCGTAAGGGATCCCGCCACTGGCCGCGAGCTCCGTCGCATAACGATTCAACGCGTTCGCCGCGATCACCCGCGACCTACCAACCTCCAACGGGCCTTTGCCGTGGGCGTCACCGACCGTCGACTTGTACCGGACATGCAGAATCTGGCCGGTGACGTCGTTGGTGCCGATCCGATAACGACGCAACCCGCCCTTGATGTCAGCCGTCACCCGCCACGGCGACACGACATGGAACCGTGACGGCCACCCCGTCGAATACCACGACGTCGGCATCACGAACGCCTCACCCGTCTGGAAATCCCAGAACAACTCTTTGGCGAACTCCGTCCAATCGGCGTACACCGACGGATCCGGGTTGATCATCCAATCCGCGTTCAACGACTCGGCGGCGTTGACGAGATACGGCGGCATCGTCGCAATCACCGACGCATTCAAATCCAGGCCGGCCCACGCCGTATCGGTCAACTCCTCGATCCGACCCCACGACTGCCCCCACCACGGATCACCGAACGCCGACGGCCAACCAGCCCAACGCTGCGGCGTGATCGGCGGCGGCTCCGACGACGTGATGGTCGGCGTCGCCGACACCGCAACCGCTGGCGACGGCGAGTCCGTCGATGCCGGCGACGCCTCAACAGGGGGACGCAACGACCGTTCGACGAGGTCCGCTGCCATCTCCACTGGTTACTTACAGTAACGGTTACGTCAACCAGCCACCCGCGATACCGGCCACGTCAACACCGGAACCACCGCCGGCGCCTGAGCAAACCACAACGCCCACGCCAACGCCCGCACCAAATCCGTACGCGACCCCGGCAACAACGCCAACCCGCCCGACACCTCACGCACCCGCACCGCATCCAACTGTGCCTCCAACTCAGGCGTCTCATCATGCACAATCCGCCCAAGCGTCGACCGCACCAACGGCAACCCGACCCGCGTCTCAGTCGCCCCCGCCCGCTGACCCACCGTCGTACGAATCCCCGCCGACACAATCAACCGCCCCGGCGCCCGCTGCGACGCCAACACAGCCTGCCCCTCAGCCAACGCCGTCTCCCACCTGTCACAGCACCACCCGTCAACCTCGAACCGGCCATCGGCCAGCTCGGCGACAGCGACCACCGCACCACCGTCACCAAAGTTGTTCTCCACCGCCACCCACAACCGCCGCACCGACGACTCGACGGGCCGCTCCAACGCCGCCCACGCCCCACGCTGAATCAGACGTTCACCCCGGCCGACCGGCACCACCTGCGCCGGCCAGATGTTCAACACCTGAGCACGCGCCGACCCCTCAGGATCCACCGACTCGGCATCATCGCCCTCGGCGAGGATCCGGGCGATCCGCTCAGGAATCAACCGCGCCCACCCGTCATCCCAGAACGGCGACGCCGCACGCCACGCCTCCTCATCATCCAACGCACAGCCACGCGGCGCAGACCACTCGACGAGCAGTGTCGACCGCGGCGACTGCAACGCATCCAACGCCGCGTTACGACGCTCAGGGAACAACGACGTCGTACGCGGATGCGCAGTCGACGCCAACACGATCTGCGGCGAACGCCGCGCCAACATCGTCGGCTCCAACCCGTCATCGACAACCTCAGACAAGATCCCCCACGCCTCATCGGCCAACACCATCGACGCCGAATACCCGTACACCGAACCCTTGCCCCGCACAATCCACCGCGACCCCGACAACGGCTCAGTGATCTGCTCATTGCCGTTCTGCTCACGCACCGGGTACCCCCGCGCCTTCGCCCACGCCCGCGCCAACGCCTGCACCTCCTTGCACACCGGCAAGTCCTTACCCGTATGCACCACCGTCTGCGCCTCCCCCCACCGCGCCGTCTGATGGATCCGCCACGTCGCACCGGCCCGCAACGTCGTCGACTTACCAACCTGACGCGCCGTCGTCAACAACACGAACGGCCAGACCAGATTGCCATCGCCGTCATGCTCGAGCCGACGAGTCAGATCCAGCCGTTGCCAATGACGCAGATCGAGACCCATCTCGGCACGCACCCAGGCGATCGCCTCAGCACCCAACGAACCGACCGCGTTGGGATGCGGCACCGTCATCAACCGCGGCCACGCACTCTCAGCCGGCACCTCACGCAACTCGTCCAGCCACGGCACATTCCACGCCGCATGCCCGACGGGCAACCCGACCGGCTCATCGATGATCTCGATCGGGACGACGACGCCCTGGCGGATGTGGGCGAGCTGGCCGCCCTGTTGGCGGGCATGCAGGGCACACGTCGGCAACAACACGCAGCAGCCCGACCCGTCGACGTGTGGACGTGAGTGCAACGTGATCGGCGGTTGATGATCCAACTCGGTCGCCGGTTGACCGCAACGGCATCGCCGCTTGGCGGCGATCATCCGCTTCTTCTCCCTTTGGTATGCCGGACCATACGGGGACTTGTGAGGCGGCATCAGCCCAACGTTAGAGACTCACGGCGATACGTGGAGATCGTGGACACCCTGGGGGGGTACCGCACGAGGAGGGGTGGGCTCCCTCCTTT